GCCGTCCTGAAATAGTCCCGTTCGGCTTTGGTCACGTACACGTAATCGACAAACAGGTTGACGTCAATAGGTGCTGTCCAGTTCAGGGTTGAAAACTCCTGACTCGGTCGAAACTTGACTCGAAAGACGGGTGCTTTCTTGAGTGCGCAGAGAGGCAGGTTCAACCTGAACGGCATGCGAATGTAGTATGCTGCCAAATTGCTCGTGAGCCCCTTCCCGAGCAGCGTGGTTAGAACAGGTTGCTTCCCTGTCGTAACTGAAAGATCGTTCATGAGTTCGAGCGATTCGCCGTAGTGACGCTCGAGGAGGTCATTCTCATACCGGAGTTCGACAAACTCAATCATGCGCGTACCTGCAGAATCGTCGACTGGAGCTGCGACGTTCGGCCAATCGACCCGGAGGTACATGTTGCCGAGAGCCACGTCACCCACTTTGGCGATCCATATCGAGATGTCATCGCCAAAGTGAACATCTTTTGGAAATTGAAGGCGGGTCACCTGGTGTGAAAACTGAGCCGGTGGTGCAGACATTCCTCTCCTCTGCTTTACGAGTTGAAAATAAGTCCACCGATTCCTCCTTGGATGGCGAGGATGTTATACGTGCGTGCCCAGACCGTCGCGGCGTTGGCGCTCAGAACCTGGTCCCGGATACGAGAAAAGTTCACAGTTCCATTTGGAATTTCCGACTCGGGATCAAACTCAAACGGTACCACGGATACGTTTCGAATGGGCATGGTCGTGTGTGTCTCGAACGCCTGGATCGTGTTGAGGAACGTCCTCGTGCCGACATCTTCAGTCACAATCTGTGCCCCGTCTGTGAAAGCCAACGTGCTCTGAGGTGAGAGATCCGAGTATTGAAACACGTTCGTTGTCGATGATGCTCCCGTGACCCAGAGTTCCTTGACGGGTCCTCGGATATTCATGTAATTCATATCAGTCACATGTTGGGTCTGAACCAACCCGATGAGCACCTTGTCAGGCTTGGGAACGCCTGGGGGCGAAGATTCGTAATCGATAAGGATACTAGCCTGGAGTGTAGGATTTGTTGGATACGGGTCAAAACGAATAACATCAGTCGATGTTGTCGTTTGGCTAGGATCGTTTGTGAACATATAGATGTAACGAGGTCCATTTGCAAAAATTTTAGGTGGTGTGTTGTCTGTCAGCAAATATGATGCCGGTGTACTGAGATTTGCCAAAGTATCAAATTGAAACACTTGAAACACGTCATTTGAGGCGTAGATTTTTGACCCTACTGCGTGTATATTTTTAATAATTGTATCACTAGTATATACTATATTGAATATACCATCGGAATACTGAACAAGATTTACATCATCCCCTATAAAATACAGAGTCGAACCTATCAAAACCCCCTCTGTTATAAAGGTAATTGATAACGAAGAATAATCTACAAAATTCCATGCCGTTGTAAAATTTCCATTTAGGTTGTAAACGTAAAACTTACCTGGTGTATCTGTTAATGCTATGATTTGGGACCCGGTTGAGATCATTTGAAACACTGTCGTCACACTTGAATCAATATTCGAAGTAAAATCAAATGATGTGTACCCTATTCCTGCCTGTGTTAAAAAAGGACTCTGTGTGTCATAGCGCACAAGAAAAACGTTCGACTGTGCAGCGTTGGACTGAGCGTAGTACAGATACCGAGCATCAGCGATTAGAGTACCAGTGGGGTAACCAACATCATCACTCGGTAAATAATCGTTTGATTCAAAGGAACTCAAGTTTCCCTGAATAAGTTCATTCACGTATCCTTCAACTAGGTATCCGTTTATGAGTTGAATGTATATTACACCTCCGAGAATACAAAATCCTATGAATAAACCGGACGAACCAACGAATGCTGTAATTACTATATAAGACTCTGTGTCATCGATAGGTTTTGTCGTGTCATAAATTATGAGTTTTCCATCGTACGTGAGTATAAATATATATTGCTGGTAAGACAGTGTTCCTCGTGCATTCAATGTTTCTCCATTGAGAATACCATCATATGTTAAATAGGATGCAGAGTCTGTAAAGTTACCAGTTCCTGGATTGAGATTCTGGGACAAGTTTGTAAATGGTTCGAAATCAACCTCGATGCTCATGTGTTGATTGGTCAAGGCGCACAACGGAATCTCTTTTGTTCCAAGGGGCAGATTCACATAGTATTCTCTGGAAACAGTCGCCTGTGTCTGATCGAGCGTCCCATTCATCAACTTCAAAATCGCCTTGTTTTCGTAAGGGACCAAAAGGTCGTTTTGAAGTTCGATGTATTCACCAGAGTACTCTTTGATGGTTTGCTTGCCGATGAGGATTCGAACAGCCTTACACAGTTTGTGTGCGACCGAATCATCCCACGTGGATAAACTGGGAGGCAAAAAGCCAGGGATCCAACCACTTTGGATATACGTCCAGGGCGTCGTGACGGGGAACGAGTATGTGGTGCCAGAACGAAAATCAAAACCCCAAAATGCAGCATCGTCCTCAGTTTCAAATGAGATTGACGTATAAATATCGGATGAAAAAATAAATTGAGTTGGTGTTGTTGTAACACTGAGTGCTGGTACCACCGGATTGACAAGATCGTTTGGATCAAATGCATACACACCAGGTGTCGAATCTACGGTAAATGTCGTATCTGTCGCTGCAATGATCGTGTAAATTCCATTGATACCCAATGAGATGATGATAAGATTCACATCTTGACCGACTGAAAATCCCGATGGGTCCGACGTTGTCACTGTGAGTTGAGTTATGTTAAAAACTGCATCCGTGATGCTCCACGTTTTATTCGTCAGGTTGTTCAGCCAGAGGTTGAAGTTTGATGTCGAAAAGTACCCCACGACGTCTGAAGGCGTCACACCAATCACGGATGCCGTTCCTGCCGTTGATGTACCAGTCGATGCTGACAGACACGTGAATGAATTTGCAGTTGGAATGCTCTCAATCGTAAATGTTCCGTCGAGCGTTACAGTCCCTGTCAGAGTCACATCTGCGCCAACTGAAAAATAATGACTCCCGGACGTGTTTGCCGTGAGGGTCACACCGTCTGCATCCACCTGTGTCAGACCCATATTCACGTAGATGGTCCCTCCAACCTGCGACGACGGCGTCGGGAACACGTACTGACCAGGAACCGTCGGGTAAATGGGTGGCAGGACCGCCCGGAGCGTCAGACGAGTCATGTAGTCCCCCTTGACTGGAATGGTACACCGACCGGTCAGACCGAACGTCGTCACCTGATTATCGAATGGTGTTTCATATGTTTTACGTGAACGGTTTATACGAGACTGGTATTTCGCCTCAAAGTACGTCCTGTTTGGACTTTCTGAAAACCAACGGTCATCCTGACCCCGGGAAGTCAGCAGCAGATCAGCCACCGACATTTACTACTCTACGAGTTGAAAATAAGTCCACCGGTTCCGCCTTGGATTGCGAGAACATTAAACACTTTAGAGTACACTTGAACTGTTAAATCAATCGGGGCTGCTGATACCAATGTAACGTCTACGTATTGTTCAGCGATACGTGACATGTTCACAGTTCCAGATGGTGCAAGTCGCTCTGGGTCCCATGAAACAGAGTACACACAGACGTTGCTCGAAGATGGCATGCTCGTGTGCGCTTCGAACGCTCGAATGTATCGTGTCATGATTTGATCGTCATCGACGAGGATTTCGTTATTCAGACGGAATACAACATGGTTGATAACGCCTGGAGAATCGACCGTGATCCAAAACTCACGAACCGGTCCACGTACGTCGAGTCGAAAAGACGCTTCTGTTTGTCCCTGAAGAATCGTAAACTCATTGACTATTGTTTGACCGTACAGGTTTTGTGTTCGTAGCGGGGCTGGTTCGTCAAACGTTTCATACTTGATAATCATACTTGACGTGAGTGTTCCCGCCATTGTCAAAGGATTATACTGAATAAAATCTTGATATGTCGCGTTTGGATCAGGCGAGTCATCTACTTCTACAATGTAAATATATCTTGAACCTACGACAAACCGAATACCTTGTATTACAAGTCTATATGTTGGATCTGACGGATCAACATTTGTACGATGAGTAAGAATTGTTATATTTGGATGAGAATCATCTGAAGCGTTAATTGTTCCATCTGGGCGAAAGTCAATCCATTCCCAAGAATTCACATCATCAAAAGGTTTTGTTGTATCGTATTTGTGAAATGTTGTCACTCTTGAAAAATCAGTCTCTGGAAAGATGGCGCTTTGTTGAACAAATTGGGTGAAAAAATACATATATTTACCATCAAAACCAACAGATGAACTAAACTCAAAATCATTCGCACGAATTAACGTATCTCCTGTGAAATATTCCCACGACGACTGTTGATCAATGGGTTGTGAGATGTCATATCGTGAAAACGTTCCATTTGAACCACGTACAGAACTTGAACCCGTGTACAGGTATCTCCCATCAGATAACATCAAGGCGTTCTGTAACGGGTTTGGGGACAATATAGTAGCGTCTACTTGGCTATATCCACCGCTAAGTGTATCCAACTGTGCTATGTATGAAGGTGCTGTTGGAAAATAGATATATCGACCATCGAATACAGGCTTGAAGTAATAATTCGTATTTGTAAGTTGTTGTGTATCATAAAGCCCAGGGAAAATATCCTTCACAGACGCCGGTAAACCTGAAGGTAAAAGAGAAATAAAATATGAAGTCGTTAAGTTAAAATCGGCAGTCGAATCATATTGTACCCATATTAAATTACAATGAACTCTATTTCCAGGTATATCCGTGGGTTCTGTTAGTGTAGGCTCTGAGTACGTCAACGTTCCAACGACAACCACGTATGAACCATCCTGTGTCATTGAAGAAATTGATGTGCTCGCTGGATATATAGTTCCGCCGCCGGCAGCATTGGTCGAAGCATATGTATCCCAAAAATTTATAAGAGCTGTTTGGTCACCGGCATCCAATGGAGCTGTTTTGTTATAAAACCAATATGTAACGGTCCATACCGTTTGCGTTCCATCAACTGTACCGCTCACTAAACTCGTATACGTTGACCCAATGATGTAATAATTTATTGCATATTGCATGTATACGTAGCGGGCGTCACTGAGTACAGTAATAATTGTATTATTTCCATCGCCGTATGGGGTACTTGGAAATCCAGCAAAAAAACTATACGTGCTCTCCGTCCATGGGGTTGTGCTCTCTGCAAGCACAGTATTTAAATCTGCTTTTTTGAGATACCCACCCGTTGATCTATATATAGTTCCACCGTTGACCGTTATATAGACACCACCGTAAGAACCTCCCGGCGTCCATTCATAAAATGTCCCTGTATCTTCGTTATAAAATCGAAATGAAGCAGTCGGGTTCAATGGACCCATAATGACGTAGTTTTTCCAGCCGATAGCTGACTGTACATTGAAATCATATGTACCATCAGCTGTAATAGCTTGGAGGTTTGATGTTACATAAGAAGCTCCATCTAAAAACCCATTTGTTGTGATTACATTCGAAGGAAGATTTTCAAATTTTTCAAATTCAATATCGATTCGGACATCCTGATTACGAATAGCTTTCATGTTCAGTCTGTCGGTGTTGAACGTCAAACGCGTGTAGTATTCTCTCGATGCATACACAGGTGACGTGTCATTTTTGCCTTCCATAATCGTAAGAGCTGCCTGGTTTTCATAGGCGACGCCGAGATCATCCTCGATGATTAATCGTTCGCTTGTGAGACGATCGATCGTCTGACCGCCGATGAGAAGCGTCGCGCTCTTGACGAGTCTACATGCGACTGAATTGATGTATGAAAATCCGACTGCAGGTGGTGGTGTGAATCCACGGATCCACCCCGCCTGAAAAAGAGTAAATGGCGCTGTGATGACACCGTTTGTAAATCTGTACGCTTTGAACCCCCCTGTTGTCACAAAATCAAACGACCGTGGATCAAACCCCCAAAAAACACCGCTCGCGTCATCTGGGAAATAAATGTAATCGTACACTGTCGATGTGAACACAAACTTGATAAGTGAAGCGTCGTACGCCACGTCTATGTTGGCTGCTCCTACGAAATTCGTCGTCCATGCACTCTGGAACTGTGTGTTAAAGTACCCGACAAAGTCCCCGGGCTGGATAGCGATGGTTCCATCTGGGATGTACACGGCGCCATTCACCTGGTCAGTGTACAATGGATATACATACCCAGGTCCTAAGGGTTGATACAATGCCGGTAAAGTTGAACGAAGGGTGAATCTTTTTGAAAAGTCACCTTTTGTCGGGAGTCTACACGTCGATGTATCGCCGTAGTACACTGCAGTTTGTTCAAAGGGAATTTCATAAGAATATGCCATAAAGTTGTTTGGTTTCTTGTAGTTGACTTCAAAGTAGGTTCTCTCTGGGTGTTCTGACAACCACTGGTCTTCATGACCATGTCCAGCCAGCAAAATTTGTGATGCTGACATACTAATCTACACAAAGAAAACATCCAGCGCGTCTTTCACGTGCGGAAAAAACCCAGTACACTATCAGGAAATGACCAATTTGCAGCTCAAAAAGTTTGATCCGAGCAAGATTGGCGACGACAAGGTGTGCGTATTCATCGGCAAGCGCGGCACAGGCAAGTCAACACTCGTCACAGACATCATGTACCACAAGCGACACCTGCCCGTCGGCATCGTCATGTCTGGTACTGAGGACGGGAACCACTACTACAAGCAGTTTATTCCCGACCTGTTCATTTACGGCGATTACAAGCGAGACGCCATCGAAAAGGTGCTTGAGCGCCAGAGGCGAATCGTTTCAGGGGGTGGAAAGTCGAGCGCCTTTTTGCTTCTGGACGATTGCATGTACGACAAGGCGTTCATGAAAGACACGTGCATCAGACAATGTTTCATGAACGGGCGTCACTGGAAAATCTTCTTTTTGCTGACGATGCAGTATTGTATGGATTTGACGCCCGACCTGCGTGCCAACGTCGATTACGTGTTTGTGCTCCGTGAGAATGTGATTCAGAACCGAGAGCGCCTGTACAAGGCTTTTTTCGGTGTGTTCCCAACGTTCGACATGTTTTGTCAGGTGATGAACGCATGTACAGAAAACTACGAGTGTCTCGTCCTCGACAACACGAGCAAATCCAACAAGATTGAGGATTGTGTATATTATTACAAGGCGCCGATTCGCAAGGGGTTTCGGATTGGATCCGAAGCCATGTGGCAATATCATCAGAACAACTACAACCCACGGCACGTCGCAGCACCGTTGATTACGAGTGGAACACCTGCAGGAAATGCACGGCGTCCAGGGGTCACTATTAAAAAGGTTTAGTACACATAGATGAAGCTCACAGTGCTTCTGAGCGTCTTGGTGTTTGTGATACTGTGGTGGCTCACATATAAAGACCCTCATATTGTTATAGTGACGAGTCACTGGAAAGAGGATTTGAACTGGCTCAAAAAATCAAAGTACCCAGTGGTTCTTATCGATCACGAAGGATCAGACCCACCGGCAATTGAACCCACGACTATCATTCCAAACAGGGGAAACGAATCATCATCATATATACGATATATCATCGATAACTGGGACAACCTTCCAGACTACGTAGCATTTATACACGGTCACGAAACATCTCATCATCAAAAACACAAAGAACACATGTTAACTTTGATTGATCGAGCTCAACGTCGTGATTTTGTGTCACTGAATGGAATGTGGCTAGGAGAACCATGTCCTTCGTGTGTAAAGTCGGATTATTATTTACAGATTGCCAAGTATTGGTATCTCTTTGAGCCGTACATGGAAAAGTACCCAAATAAACCATTATTTACAGATGCATGTGGTCAATTTATAGTATCAAGGGAATCAATTAAAAACTACCCATTAAAAGCGTGGCAAATGTGGTATGACGCACTTGTCCACCCTGATACACACAACGAGTTGGGATTCGTCTTTGAGTATACGTGGCACTATATATTCGGTCAACCTTGGCACATGAAACGAACCGCGTTCCCATTCCGTAAAAGAATTCCATACCTATTTTAGAGATGATTATCGAGAATCTCGATTTCAACGGATCGAGCGACATCCTGCAGTACATTCCTCAGGTGGAAACCGTGCATCCGGGTCAGGGGCAAGCTCCAGTCCAGCAGCAGAGTTCATTTGGTGTACCGGATGAACTTCAGCCTGTGTACCAGACGCGTGCGATTGAACAGCGCGAGTTATTTAAACCCGAAATAAAACCTCCTCAAATAGAAATGGATTTCTCTACGGCAATTTCCGATGTTGTTCCAAGTGCTGATTTCGACATGGGTCCATCAATGGGTGGCGGCGGTCCATACAAGAACCCACAGAACAACAGAGTCTCTGGGCTGAGCCTGGACAATGCGTCCGCCGGTCCAGCTCCTTCATCCTCTTCAAAGAACCCATTTGGTCTGACTGACGACCAGTTGAACGCAGCTATCGCAGGCATTGCCGCAGTCGCTGCATTCTCCAAGCCGGTTCAGAACAAATTGGCGGATCTTATTCCTAAATTTATGAGCGACACGGGTAACCTGTCAGCGACGGGCATGCTCGCCACCGCATTCATCGCGGCTGTTATTTTTTTCATAATCCACAAATTCGCCAAACCACCACCGAAGAAGTAAAATCAAATTGGTTTAAAATTGGTCTCAGTTGCTGTACAGCAAGCCTCCCATGCCATCCTTGATGCGCAGGACGTTATAGTTCATCGCGTAAAAGTAGCGACCGTTGCCACCAGCCAGTGTGCTCAGTGAGACACCAGCGGGTGCGACGATGCGAAACGTATCGATGCGTGAAAAGTTCAGCGTGCCAGTCGGCTGAAGCTTTGACGTGTCCAGGCAGTAGGAAATCAGTGCGACGTTGGCTGTCGCGTTATTGTGGTTGTAGCCGAAAGGCGTGTGGTAGTATTGGGGAACATCAACCCACTGGAACATGGAACGTGTGTCACCAATGTCCACGCCGTTAATCTGCGTCTTGAACTGGTAGTTGATGGCTGGGACCTGGGTAGCACCAAGAGAGTACGCCGTCGAATAGTTGTTGGACTGGAACGCCAGGAACTTGATGGGGTGAGCCAGAGCCAGCTCCTGCATGTTGGTGGTCGCGATGGGGATGCGGTTCATCTGGGTGATAAGCAGGTCCATGGGCGTGTTGGCAAAGTACTCACGCTCCGCCTGGTCAAGGTAGACGAAGTTGGTCCACGCCTCATACTGGAACGTGGAGTAGGCAGCGGATGCAGGCAGACCCGTCAGCGCCAGCGTCGTACCCAGTGTCGTGCTCCACGTGATGCGGATCTCGACGTCGTGGTACTGGAGAGCCACCAGGGGCAAAGACACGTTCCAGTCCTTGCAGAAGAAAAACTTGAGCGGCAGGAACCCGTTGGTGACGTTGTTGGGTCCAGTGGTGTTGTTGTTGAGGAAACGCTGGGAGAAGTTCTGGGCACCAGTCACCGCCTCGACGTTGGACATCCATGTGATGTCCTGTGTGTCAACAATCTGACCACCAATGAGCAGCTCGATCTTGTCAATGACGTTGGTCCAGTTGATGCCTGGGATCAGAGCACCAGTCGAATCCTTCGCGATGAGGTACATGTAGTTGATGAGGTCACCCTTCTTCTCCAGACGGATCGTGGAGATGTTGCCAGCCGATGGGTTACCCTGGATCAGCTGGCGTTCGGGTGAGTTGGCGTAGTGGGTATACCGTTTGTAGCTGGAACGATAGAAAGAAACCTCTGGCTTACCAGTCAGCCAAGCGTCCTGAGCACCGGTTGCGACAAGCTGAACGATACCACCAGACATTTACAATGACGTGAGAAAAAAACTGGTATCGAATCGAGACTCAGTCCTGAATCATGATGCCACAATACTCAAGTGACCCTTCAATAGGTGTATAAATACCGAGAGTTTTACAGAGCGCCTTGAGGTCTTTGAACGACGCCCAGAATTCTGGGGAGTGGTCGTACTCGTCGACTGTCACGTGAGCCAATTCGTGAATGAGCACATTCATTGCCGAGTTTATATCATCCTTGTCCAAGCAGATGTAAATCTCATACCCTTTATTGACGTTGTAGCCTATGGTGCCTCGATTCATCCGAGACCCATGGATTCCAGTGAGGATACATCGTTTCCTGAGGCGAGCGAATCGAGGGTCAACCACTTCTGTGCTCCTGAGGTGATTCAAGAGTACGTCGTAACGCTGACGAATATCCGTCATAAGCGGCGCTTCATGGCGACTGCTCCACGCGGCAACCATGAGGGTCACGACGAGAAGTCCCGTCTGTATGACTCCGGATGCCATCCTACTATTCTATACGTAGAAAAACAAACTGCGCATAAATGTCGGTGACGAGTCCCGTCTTCACTGGATTGATAGGTCCCCACGCTATGCATCGAAACTCGGGGTCGAGTGCCTGACGAAGGACGCCGCCGTCGAGGAGGGGTTCATACTTGGGTCCGTCTGCGTAAAACGGACCATCCGTCAGACTCATGAGCACCTTGTCGCCATGAATCTCAAAGATATTTCCGAGTGCATCTGGGCTTTTGGTATCTTCGATGAGACCCTTCTCAGGCGTAATGCCGATGAGGAGTCCACCTGGTTTGACCGCCACCTTGATCGCCTTGATGCTATGTTCAAAATGATCGCCGATAATGTACTGGATGGAAAAGTTGTAACATACCGTGTCAAAAGGACCTGCAAACGCCGCCTGACGAATATCCCCCTGACCCAAAAACCACACTCCGAGCCCAATGTCAAATGCCCGCTCTTCAGCCTCTTGAAGAGATTTTTCGTCGGGATCGATGGCGGCGACACGAGCACGGACAGCCTTCCATTTGTGCCAATCACCACCACGACCACATCCACAATCGAGAATGTAGGAATCCGGGCGGACCCATTGATTTATGAGGTCACGCTTCGCCTGATTGTGGTGTTTGCGAAGTTGATCCATATCACTTAAAAGAGTGGCGTGTAGTAGTTTTAAATGGGTTCTCTCGAGCAGGATTTCTTGACTGTGCCAGGACAGGTTTTTGCGTTGATTTCCATCGTTGGTCCGGATATGCCCCAGAAAAATGAGCAGCTGGGTCTGAAGATCCGTGGGTGCTTCTCCACCAAGGATGAGGCGGAGAGCCACGCCAAGCGCCTGCAGCGTGAGGATGCGCTCGTAGACATTTACGTCGTCGACATGTACAAGTGGCTGCTGATTCCACCAGACCGTCTCCAGATTGACAACGTCCACTATCAGAACGAGAAGCTGGAGGAGATTATGACCAAGTACCGCGACAACCAGCGTCAGGCTGCGGCTATGTTTGAGAAGCGTAAGCGTGACATGCTTGCCAAGCCCCTTGAGGGATCGGACACACCCTTCATCGAGCCCGGGGACGAGAACTCCAAGTACTACTCCAAGCCAGACGTACCACCCATTCCTCACCCAGCTGAGCTCATCGAGGATCTGAAGAAGGAGTTTCCAGACAAGGAGATGCCCGAGCTGGTGAAGATTGCCGATGAGCGTATCGCTGAGGAGATTGAGCGTCGTCGCGTCCAGCAGGAGGAGGACCGCGCCAAGGCGCCAGCTGTCCAGATTGATGCCGGTCCAGCACCAGAGCCTACCGGTGCAGGTACTGTGGCGGCAGGGCTACTGGGCTGAGTCCACCAGGTGTCAGACGACACCGCCGCGAAGCGGCACTACGTGCCCCTGGAAAAAAACATAAACAAATATCAGGATGAAGGTACACTGGTCATTATGGGTAGCGCTTGTCGTGCTCGTTTTGCTTCTGGTGATTCTTTCAGCACGCAGAGAGGGGTATGCTCCTCCGCGTGATGAAAATACGGAGCCCCCGTATACGGAAGATGTCGGCAACACAGTGACGACATCAAATAACCTCCCCTACGTTGATTCGACGAGCAATGTCGTCCGTGTTGACACACAGACTGATATATATAAAGACATGGGGGGTATGGATTATCAAATTCAGTCGGGAAATCCAATCCTCAATTTTATCCAGGGCGATCCTTCATCAAACGTGATGTATGGTGATTTCGTACCACATGAGTCTGATGGAGGGTCGGCAAGAATGTACGCCTATGGGTTCGAAAGCAACGTTTCAACCGAAGGCGACATGCTTCCTCCAGTACCTACCGTATCATCCAACATGACAGCCGTCGTTGGAGTCGATATTAACGGGAATCAAATGGTACCCGACTCCGGTCAGTACATACCAACTCTGACATCTCCGATGACTCCCTTTTTGGGAGATCAACCTGGAATCAGTGCTTCAGAATCACCGGAGTCAATGACTTCCCCAGAAGCAGCCCAATGAAGAATGCAGCAAATACAAGAATTATAGTCTCTTTTGAAATTTTATCAAGAATATCAGTTGACTGAATCTGAGAGCGGAAAACACGGGCACCGGGATCATAATACGAGCGTGCGTCGTGTTGTTGATGGTGCTCCTCGACCTCGACCTCGTCCACGAGCTGATCCTGTCGTGGGTCGTCGCTCGTCTCGGTCACTGGAAACATCGGTCTCGCCGGACTCGGATCGAACATCCGATCCATTACCTTCAGAGTCACTACTGTTTTTATCTTCAACTACAAAACCAACGAGGTTCCCTTCCTCGTCCGCATCACTCTCACTTGAGATATCCTCCGTGTCATATGATACCTCAGATGAATGAATCGAAGACTCGTCAGAGTCGTAATCCTCAGCGGCGTAATCATCGTCACACACCTCCTGAGGTGTGTAACGCTCAGGTGCCTTGACAGCACGTCCGGAACGTGTACGCTTACTGTCCGTGACTTCTGGGGTCTGGAAAGTGACCGTTGATGGCTTGTCCCGACCGACTGACATCAGGCTCTGTATGCTCAGGGACTAAGTCGTTTAAGTACTTTGGAAAGAAATACAACCCATTCTTTTGTGCGAGATCGAACAACGTCGTTTCGCCCTCGACACCCATCTGAACGGCGATGGATTCGAGCGTCTCCTGGTGTTCGTGGTCATCTGCGCGCCGGATGAACAGAGCGAGGTTACGAACATCCTCAATCGCTCGGTAAAGTCCCCCAGCCCTTTGATCGAGACTTGCTTTTTGGTTTTCGAACTCTGACAGATGACTTTGGAGCAGTTCCCATGTTTGAGGGTCGAGACCCGAGTACGGATGCACCTCTCTGAGAAACCGATTCTTCTTGCCACCAAAAGTCGGGAATAAGATCACAAATAGACACATAAGTAGAATTATCCACAGCAACATTGCTATGTAATTCCTCTACTATACTCGGAGAAAGAATATGTTCCCGTCCGACAAACTTTTGCTCCTTGCACTCGTCGTCATGACACAACTGACATATACGCCCCCGTGTAATACCAAACCAGACATGGTTTGATTTGTGTACACCCTGGATTCTCTCGCAGTACTTTGAATCCGTCTGGACGATGATTCGGTCGTTTCCTTTTCTGAGAACACGTCGAACGTTTGCCAGTTCTTGTCCTTTGAGATACTTGCGTATGAAACGTTCCAGA